CATTGAGTTGCTGATACGGATATGTTCTTTGACGCAAATAATCCTCGTATCCTGTATCAAGAGACCGCTGCAACATGCCTCGCCTTAATTCACCAGCGCCACCCAAAGCACCAAGTCTTTCAAGCGCCATAGCCTGATCAGCTTTACCAAGGTCTCCCAGCATCCCTGCTGCCTGTAGAGATTGCGCTCTGGTGCCAACATCCTGACTCAGACCAGCAAGACCAAGCCTAGCCCTTTGCTCCATAAGAGCAGCGTTCTGCTGTCTAGCTTGCATTCTCCGGGCATCTTCTTCCATTCTGGCCCTTCTATCAGCCTCAATGCCCTGCATAGCTTGTTGATAGCCAGATAAACTACCTTGCGCCTGAATGTCGTCAAGCTGCTGGTTTAAATTTCTTTGCCTCTCAGCCTGCATTATGGCTTCTCTGTAGCCACCAAGACCGCCTGACTGGGCAGCTTGTCCTGCTAGTTGATTAGCCTGCATTTCAGACTGTCTTCTAGCCTCGCGTTTCTGGATATCTGTAACATACTGCTGATACGGGTTCATGTAAGAACCCACCATGTAAGGATCGGCAACGCTACCACCGTAGTAATCAGTGGTCTGCATAGGCGGCTGGAAGCTTGTGGCAATATCCATCCCCTGCCCTGTAGGCTGATAACCAACCTGAGTGGCAATATCTGTAGCAGTGCCTATCTGCGAAGGCGCTCCCTGAAACGCTAACTGAGCCGTGCCTTCTTGGGCTGCTGTTTCGTATGGGTCAAAATAGGCCATCCGTTGCCCCGGATAAGGGGTATACGGCTTGGTCGTTTCATACATTGTGCGGCCAAGAAGTTCTTCATAATATGGCCGTGCATATTCTGGGAGGTTAGATTGAACAACCTCGCTTCTTTGGACTCCAGAACTTCCTCCTGATCTACCGCCCATGACTTATATCCTTTTCATAAAATACTGATGTTTCTTCGTACCCTGCTTCACGCATCCAAGGCGCAAAACCTTTTCTGCCCCAGAACTCAACGCAAGTACACCCAGATTCAGCCGCAAATGCTTCTAATCTATCTAGAACACAATCAAAAATACTTGTGCTTGTCTGCCCTTCAAGACCTCCAGCAAATTGAACTGCAAGAGAAAGCTTAGTTGGATAAGTAATAAATTGAGTGGTTAACACAGATGTAATGTTTTTGTCTTCATCAAAAGCTACCCACATATGCTGTTCACCTTGCATTAGAGCATAGTAAAGAGTCTCTATACTCCACCTGTTATTGGATTTATCAACGCCGCCCATCAACAAAGGTTTTGCATCATCCCAGATGGTGTTTATGTAATTCTCTGGAACAAGGGTTACTGTGTACTCAGGAATATTAACTTCTTGGAGAGCCATATCTGATAAAGATAATCCCTCTACAGGTTTTAATTCTGGTCTCATCGGGGAAGCATTCCTCCTTTAGCCAATGGGGCAGGCTGCTGTGTAGTACCTGTTCTTTCCATTCTAACTCGATCCAGCATACCGTCTAACTCTTGTACGCCAGCGTCCGTAGAACCATCTCCAATGCCAGAAACAACATCAGCAGGCACAATGTATTCGCCCGGAGACACTGCAACAGGTTGTTGATCACCTATCATGCCGGGGATCAGGTCATCCATCCCACCGCCTGCGCCTACGATCTCACCTTCTTTCTGTGAGCCGGGAACCACTTCTTCTAAAGTAGATTCTCTAAGAGCCTGAAAAGCCTCTTCGCCAAACTCATCTATAAAAGCTTGGATTACAACGTCAGCCTCTTCCTCTGGCAATCTACCAAGGACAGCCATTTGGGCCAGATCAATGAGCCTGTCTGCTTCTGACTGAATCTGTGTCTCGCCGCCTTCTTGCATACCAAAATTTCTACCAAAATTCATGTAATTCGCATAGTTAGTTTGCTGAAGATTTGCCAATGTATCTCCTATGCTGGCAATTTGCTCTGGCGTTAAATTTAATGAACTTAAATCTATTCCATCAAGGACATTTGTTGTTGTTGCTTCTTCTGAAACTGCATCCTCTGTAATACCCCCAGTTCCTCCACCAAGCAAAGCTTTGTGAGCTTCTCTTTCAGCAGGATCAATTTTGTTATTTTCATTGGCATCAATCCCACCACTCTTTATAAAATTATTAAAGTCGGCTTCTGTATACCTGTAACCATTAGGAGCAGATCCGTATGTAGCTATACCTGAACTCGCTGCCCAATCATCAAAGGTATCAACAGTAACAGTAGCTCCGTCTGGCATAACATAAATTTCATTGCCTCTGCTATCACGTTGTCCTGTGAATCTACTTCCCGGTATGCCGCCGGGATGTGTGCTGCCTGAAATACCCCATCGGCCACCTTGCTGTTCAGCCCATGAGTCATAACCTTCCCACTGCCTAAATTCTTCTGTTGTCAGCCTACCGTCGCCATCAATATCTTTTGCTCCAAGATTATAGGCAGCAAGCTCAGAGGCTGAAGCATCTTTTGGAGCGCCGTATGAGTATGCTTGCTGAACCTCTTCGCTAGAGTCTGCAACACTATAAGGATTATCTCCGGCTGGGGGAGGTGAATAACCACCATCACCACCATCACTAGGCGGTGGAGTTTCAGAAGAGGATCGCCAATCTTCAAAAGGATTAGGATTAACACCTTTTTTTTCAGTAAAGTACATGATTTCAGGGCCAAATCCCGGCAAACCTTGCTCTTGATAAGTTTGCTGCAATTGCTCTGGGGATATTACAAATGGATCTCTAAGTGCAGCTTGTCTGCCTGCTGGTCTAGGGTCGTTTGGCCCCATGCCAATGTTTGGATTATAAGGATTAAAGTTATATGCTGCGCCACCATCTTGCATACCAACAACAGGAGCGCCCATTTCTATTAAACCATTAAACCTTCTTCTAAAGTCATTTGGGTCTAGCGATACAATGCCGCCTGCATGGGCTAACTGAGAATAACTAGATCCATATGCTGGAGAAGTTGCATAAGGCTCTGGCGTTATATTGGGATCAAAGACGTTAGCTTCTCTCATAGCTATGCCACGCTCATAATCTGCGCCTTTTTCTCTTCTGAGATCCTTTGCCATTTTTTTAGCCATCTCATCTTGAGCTATTTGCAAATTAGTGCCTTCGCCTATTGCTGCGGGAATCAATGCTGTTGGACTTGCTAATGCTTTTAATGTGTCTCCGGGCCTTGAAAAAACTTCTCCTATTCTGTCCTGAAAGCCCATTGCATTGTCACCTACACCAGCAACAAATCTTTTAGTAGCTTCCTCTCCGGCCTGAGAAGCAGCCCCTTCTATTGCAGTTTTAAGAAGCTCTGGATCGCTTGCAATAGATTGCGAGAAAGGCACCCCGCTCTCAAGAGCTTTTGTTGTTTGTGCTACCGCTTGCTCTCCTGCTTTAACAGCACTCTCTGCCCCCTTAAAAACATTCCCTAGGGCAGTACCAACACCAAACCCTGTAAGACCTGAAATTAAACCTTTCTGGAGATCACCTTCTACTGCGGCTGTTGCCAGACCAGAACCTATCGCTCCTGCTGCGGCTGAACTTAATCCAGTAGCACCAAGTATTCCTCCCGCACCAAGTCCTGTTAAGGCTGCGCTACCAAACGCCCCACCCAATAACGGGGCTAGAACCGCAGCAAACGGCAGAAAAGCCTCTGGTTGTCCTGTTTGCGGGTTAACAGTAAGAGAGCCAGTAGGTGACATCGAGGCAAGACCTTGAACCTCTACAGGGTTCATGTGGACTAGCATGGAATCTCCGTATCTGCCTTGATTGGCTAATAGGTCTGCTACGCCTTGAAGTTGAGGTTGCTGTTGCATTATGTAGTCTCCACACCGAACATATTAAAGCTTACGTCTGCTGCACTTGAGTAAACTTTAACTACGTCGGCTTGATTTAAACACATACCGATTACCACGGTTCTGGTTGTTGTAGCCGCTAGGGCTTCATCGTAAAAAATAAATTGTTTGTCGTCTGCTCCAGCGCCAGCAACATGAACGCTGACCCTGAAGGTAATACCGGAGCTACTTCGATTACAGATAACCAAAGAGCTTACTGTTGTCTGGGTAAGATCTGGCACAGTGTAGAGGGTAGTAATAGTTGTCGCGCTGACATCTAATTGTCCTAAAACTTTTATAGCATCTGCCACTAGCTTGCCCCCATCAGGAGAAACTGAAACCTACGCATCGCTAACGATCCCGGCTTGTCTCCCTGAGTCTTTGCCAGATCAACGTCATTCTCTAGTTGATCAAGAGCAAACTCTATCGTTCTTCTAGTGATAGCTTCGTTCTGAGTATTGAACTCTTCCATTGGCACAGGCAGAGGGTTTCTTCTTCTTTCAGCCATTACCTTCTTCCATCCTGTCTCATGCCAAACCGGAAGCCACCAAGCCTCCAGCCGTACCCTGCATTAGATGATTCCAGCCTAAGAACTGTGTGCCTTGCTCTTGCCCTGACATTAGCTTGCTTTGTGCTATCAGTAATAGTTGCCGTTGCTAAAGATGAAGGACTTTCAAGAGGGAAATCGCTACCTTTAATTGTCATGGTAACTTCTGGGCTAGACCCAGAAAAAGAAAAATCAGGAAGAACCCTGTCAATCATCATAAAGTTATTACCATCACCAATCTCAAGATCACCAGACTCAATGTATGCTGTCATTGCCGAACCATCATCATCATAACCATCTTCATGGTTGTAGATGTAATTATTGTCTGAGCTTGTTATTGCACTAGCAGCAATAGGGCCGTCTAACACACCGCTATCCAGCCAAGCACCTCTTGCCAGAGTGCCAACAGCCCAGAGGTTTTCGTTATAGTTAAAGCTAACGTAATCTGAAATTTCGCCGCCAGAGCCTGTTTTTGGGTAGAACCAGATAATTTCAGAAAACGCATTGTTTTCTGCGGCAAAAACTTTAAACGATTGCGTCATGTCTATATTGGTCAATACATACTCTTGTACTGAGCAAGGTATTTGTTGAACAGCGCCGTTGTAAATGTAAAACCCTGTCTTATCCATGAAGTAAACATTTCCCCGCGCATTAACAGCAGAGTTGGGAGAAATCATGGAAACATCAGAGCTAATTGTAGTGAACTGAAATATAAACGGAGCGCCAATAAACCGCATTGAGTGAACAGAAACATCTGTCCATATCAGTATCTCTTGCCTTGTTTGAACAGCACCAACAATTTGACTACCAGAGTTAATGCGAACACCGCCAGCGGTATTGGTTGCTGTCGGAGTCCAGTCAGTAATACTTTCCTGATCAGACCAACGGACAAACAATCTGTCTTGATCTGCGGAGCCTATTGCATTTGCCCCAAAGGCAATGACATGCTGATCGTTGTCACTAACCAAAATTTGAGAAGCGATAGTGGGACAGTTAGATGCTCCTCCTAACGAGGTAATATTTACACCTCTATTATTTAAACCGTTTGATTCATCCCAATAAAAAATACCGCCGTTACGAACATTAAAAACCAAATCTTCGCCAAAGTTATCTTGGCTAAACTGCCTAAGCTGCCCAGAAACACTGAGAGCCGAGCCACTGCCCCAAGTACCATCTCCCCAAGGATTTGCTCCCCAGCCAGCAGCAGAGACATAGTCTATTAGCCCAGTATTTATCTGATAAGCACCAACAGTAGAAGAGCCGCCATTTCCAGTATCACTGGAATTTGCTGTAACAGTGCTGCCGCTAGTGTCTTTAGCCGTAATAGTAAAAGCGTTTGCGCTAGAAACACTAAGAACTTGATACTCTTGATTTAAAACTGCGGCAGTAATGTTGCCACCCAAACTTGCTGCGCTTGAAAACGTAACAAAATCATTCTGAACGGCACCATGAGCAGTGTCATTTACAGTAACCGTAGAAGATCCATTAGTCGCAGAGAAAGTTACATCGCCAGCGCCAGTAGTGCTTCTTATAGGGGTTATGTCATTCGCATTAACACCCTCGATGACGTAAAACTTTAAGTTTGTTCCTGCCCCAATGTACTTAACACGCTCAAGAGAAGCCCAAGCAAATAAAGAGCGACAAATGCCAAGAAAAGAAGATGGGGTTAGCTTAGTCCAACCGCCTATTTTTTCTGGTCTGCCTTTTCTAAATCTGATCTTATCAGAATCAAACCAGCCAGAATCAGCAGTGTACTCAGTGCCTTCCTTGTCTACGCCGGGAGCAAACTGAATTTTCTGTAATGGCATTGATCAGCTTCTTCTTCCCAAAGAAGCTATTCCTCCTCGCACCAACGGAACAACCCCTCCGCGAGACAAAGATGCTAAGCCTCCTTTAGCCATTGACTTAAAGCCAAACGTATCTTTTAAGTATTTATATGCAACTTTCGCTCTTTCGTCAGTGTCTGGGTAGTGTGCGGCAATTTGCTTTAATGCTGTACTTTGTTCTTCCGTAAGCTTATCAAAGTTTATATTAATCCTGCCTTTTTTGCCTGACCCATCATCAATAAGCACGTTTCTTAGGTCTTCTGTATCATCATCAGATCGAGGCATATCAAAAGGATTGCCTATCGTTGCTGCCCTTCCTGCTTGGCCTTTACCCTCATAAATTGGAGTCCTGTATCTTAGGTCTCTGTCATACAGAGCTTTTTCCATTGGGTCTATTTGCATGTTGTTATTTGTATCTACACCGCCTTGATTAAGAAATTTTAAATAGTCTTCTCTAGTGTAGGTGTAACCAGAACCCTCTGGGCTTCCGTAATTGTTTTGAGCAACTCTTGATGCAATTTCTTCTGTAGGCGCTCTAAACATTGAGCCATCTGATGCTTTAACCAAAAAGCCATTGTCAAACCAAACATCTCTAGTATAAGACCCCGGATCAGATGCAGCACCCCAGTCGTTAGGGCTATTAAATTGCACAGGATTTGTTTCTGGAGTGGGATCTGGTGGTGGAATGTCTTCTGCTGGTTGTGAAGTGTCTTCGACTTGTTCCGGTGGAACGTCAGGGAAGCCGGGAGTCGTTGCAATATTATCAATTGGATATTCATCTATAGGAACTCCGGGGCCACCGGGGAACCCACCATCTCGCGGGAATTCACCGCCGGGGCCACCGGGATAGTATCCACCACCGGGGAACCCACCACCGGGAGAAGGGCTTCTTCCTCCCTTACCTCCGGGTCTTCCGGGTATACCGGGTATACCGGGCATACCGGGCATAGGATAAGGGCTTGGAGAAGGCATTGGATAAGGCATACCATAATCAGGTCGCTGTCTAAACCTATCCATCATATTTAGCGTGTACATGCTCCGATTAGGATCTATCATGCTGTTAGGGCCAGACAGAGCTTGAATTAGGTTCTGAGAACGAGCAGGAGCGCCATAGCCCGGATCTCTAAAAGGAATGTTTGTCGGTATTACTTGGCCCATTCCACCCCCATAGACAGGAGCCAATTGGCCTTGCGGCCCCATTAACGGGTTACCATAACCGGGGAACCTTCTTCTACCGCCCATCCCCGGCCCCATTCTGGGAGGCATAGGATAAGGCCCACGATACCTCATATCACTTATGGGCATGTTACCCATAGACATAGGGTCATAACGTCCAGTAGTTGGCATCCCAAATGGCAATTGACTCATCTTTATTCTCCTGCGGCAGCTACCGCTAAAACTCTGTCTCTTAATCTAGCAGCACGTTCTGGCGTTTGCTGCGCCCATCTCGAATCCATCATCTCAAGAGACATCATACCCCACGCCTCCTGCTCTACAGCCGAATTCATATTTTTAAACTTGCTTAATCCGCCCTGACCTAATTGGAAACACATGTTGGTCAGTATGTGCTTAATCTCTTGAGGCAAATCATCCCAGTTGTCGTATATTGCTGTACACCCGTCAATAGCAATCTGAACATCGCTTTGGAACAATTCATAGCATCGAGCCTCATCAATGCCTTCGCTTTCAGGCACATCGTCATATGCCCCATGCACCGGAAGATTAGACTCTGGGTCGTTTTGTAGCACCTTGTGTCCAATCCCAACCGTCTTGTGGCCTTCGCTGCACATATAGCAATGCAGGATTTTGCCCTCGTCATTAGATATTTCTTCGTATACTTGGGTAACGTCTACGCTCATCTATACCTCGCAACTATGTAACCAATACAAAAACCTAGAAACATCCCTACCGCTAAATCCATCATTTGCCGTTCCTGTTAGACCATGCGGATGCAGAAAACCAGACTGACACAAGACCAGCAACAGACACATAGTAAATGGAACTCATTGCCCCAAGTATTTCGGCTGCTTGCTTTAATCCTAACATGTCACTAATAACCACCAAAGACGGATAAAGCATCATGCCAGCGATTGAGATGTAACACATATTGCGCTGAGCATCTGCCTTTTCATGCTGTGTCTCAAGATATTGAAGCCTTTCTGACATAGAGAGTTCTTCGTCAGTAACAACACCATCGCCATCAGCGTCATACCTAGCATAATCACTGCCTGCCTCTAGTCTTTTAGAATTCAATCTTTGACCATATCAACATAGTTGACCATGTAGTGGTCTTTGATATAACTAGATCCGGGCTTGTTTTTCTCTATCATTTTGCAGTGCCGCCTCATTAGAGGAGGAATCATAGGCACTATGTCTTTGCCATGCCTGTACATACTTACCGGCACCTGATCTAGAATCTTTAACCTTCCGCATCTTGGTGCGCCAAAGGTTACAATTTGCCTTGGAATAATCTCATCTCTTACCATTAACGCGCCAGTAATAAGAGCTACCGCCCCGCCAAGACTATGGCCTGTAAGCTCCACATCCTTTGGGTCTATGTCTTTTTCTAAACAAATTGAAGTTACTTTGTTAACCAATCGTTTTGATGCCCGGAGAAATCCAGCAGGACACCAGCCTAACTCCCTAGTCCAAAGAGGCAGTATTCTTAAATCTCGTACTGCATCTTTAGGTTCGTCGGTGCCTCGAAAAGCAAACACGCTGTTCCTGACAATAACCTCTATATTTGACTCTTCAAAATCAACAGCAGAGTAAGACTCTTTGCAAATTTCACTTAGTTCTTGGTGACTAGTCATCAGTAAGCACTCTTTCGTCAGGATCTAACTCACAATCAACATGATCATTAGATCGTTCAATGATAAAAGGCTCTGCAAAAAAAGGAACTGTGGAAGGTATTTGTATTGTGACAGACTTAGTTCCGCAGGTCGGTATCGAAGAACAACTGGATACAAACAAAAACGCTATAAAAACTATTACTTTCATTCAAACAACTCCGTTCCTTTTGGCACCATCTTTGGGATACAGTACGCACTTACGTTTTCTTGCATCCTGTATCTCTTTATATTTTCTGAACTACCTCGCCCTTCTTCAATAGCAATGGCAAACTCATTACATCTATAAATGCTTTGAAACAACATTCTGTCATCAGAGACAGTTTCTCCGCTGACTATTACCACTAATAAGAAGGCTATAATCATTCAACGGGGGTGTTCTCCAGTACCCAAACCACTGCCCAAACACAGCACATAAAAAAGACCCAAGCAAATGCAATTGTGCCGCCTAACTGTATGTATCCTTTGATCTCTTTCCTTCTTCTTCTAATCCTTGCAACTTCTTTTTCATGTGCTATACGAGACTCTTGCATCCGAGCCTTGACGCTGTTGTAAAGATCGCCTTGCCCTTGAATCAGGCATATGTCTTTGAATTGCCTGTCAAAATTCTCTAACTGACGTTTGGCTGACTCCATAGCAAGAGCTTCTTTGTATGACATCTTGCCAGCTTTGGCTCTTTCTACGTCATTATATTTTTCGGTTGCCTCTCCCCATTTGCCAACCAGACCTTGTAAACTTTTACCATGACCTGCTGTTTCCTTAAGGGTAGCTAATCCTTCGTTCAGAGCCTTCAGGGCCGACAGAACTGCTGCGACTTCTAACATGGGTCTTCACAGATACCGCGCTAAAAACACTGACGCTAAAATAAAAGGGTAAACCCCAACCGTCACCATAAATAAACTATTCATTCGAGCCTCCATGCGATCCATTCGCGCAGAGCCACGCTCAAGGCGTTCTTCTATCGCCGCAAAACGTAACGCACACTCTTTTTCGTGGGACTCTAACTTATCCACACTCTTTAGCTAGGCTTTACAGGCCAATCGTTCACCACTACCATCTGGCCCCGGAGACTTAAGATCAGGCCAATTAGAATGAGCGGGTAAATCTCTTAACGCCTGACGGTAGGTTTTCCAGTTGTCAGCCAAAGCCACGCCTGTTTCTGCTGACTTAATTGCCATCCAATCTGTTTCAGCTAACAAAGCATCTCTGTTAGCCCGTTGCAAAGTAGCAAGTTTTTCATTCTGAGCATTGGCATAAGCAGTTTTTTCATCGTTTGTTAAGTCAACTAACCTAACCGTGTACACCACACCATCACTTATGTAAGGGTCAACACTTTCTTGTTTTTGCTTTGTTGGATCAAAAGGTAAGCCAACAGTGACAGACATCACATTGTTGTTTTTATACCAATCTGAACCGGGGCCGCTTGCTGGAAATGAGGTGTTAGGAAACAAAGCCTTTAGTTCCCCTATCTCCTCTATTTCATTATCAGTATTAATTTTTGCTACTTGCATGATTTTCCTACTTGTTGGGGAATTCTTTTGTCGGTGCTGTAAAACTGCTAGTGTAACGAGCCTTATTCGTGATGCGAAGATCGTCAATATAGCCAGCATAATCGGTGTTGAGTGTTCCTTCACCAACAATCAACCCGTTTGTGAAATGATCCGTAAACGATGTGCTCAGCGATAGGGTTCCTGACGAGCTTTCTGTTCCATCCAAAAATGCTCTTATATCTGATCCGCTTCGGCAAAAAGCAACGTGATACCAAGTGTCGATTGACATTGTTGAAACTGTCCAAATCTTATAGGTTAACCCTGTTTGTCCGTTAGTATAAAAAGCCAAACCTAGCGAACTAGCTCCTTCAGTACGCATAATCCAATTATTTGTGTAACCAGTAGTGTAATAACCTGCGCTTGATAAAATTGCACCGTAACTTGGAAAATTTACTGTTCGTCGCATCCAGAATTCAACAGTAAAATCCCCAAACGGAGGAATATCATCAATTGTCAATTTGTCATTTGCGCCGTCCAAAAGCAACGAGGCTGTTCCAAATTTCTGTTGGGCGGTGCTTAGTTGAGCATTGTTAGTTATTGTAGGAATTGCTTTTTGTGAACTATCAATAATTTGACCATTGGTAAAGCTTAATAAAAGCTCAGTGTTAGTTACGGCAGTTGGTGGTGCTGTTGGCGGTGTAAAGGCACTTGTATAGACAGCGGTTCCTTTTACATACCTAAAGCCACTAATGTAGCCTGTCATATCATAAGAAGATGAAAACATACTCCCTACGACGATAGAATCTCTGTCGCTAAAGTCTGTAGCGTCCGTAAAATCACTAATTATCTGAACGCCATTTACAAAGACTTTAACAGTATTAGAGGTTCTTACAACAGCGGTGTGATACCATTCATTAACTTTGGGATTGTACTGGGTATCAGCATAAAGACTTTGATTTCCTCCATACTTTGTCATGGTTCCCCAACGGCCATCATAAAGACCACCTCCTGTAAAAAGCACAGGGCCAATGTAGGTAGTGCCGCTTAAAGGGGTTGTATCAAGTTGGAAAATCCCTTGATTACTAGTCGTGCTACTAAAGTAAACCCAACATTCAATCGTAAAATCGCCAGTGTCGGGAGTTAAATCGCTTTCATTTGTAATTGATAGGTAATCACCAGTACCATCAAAATACCCCGATCCACCATTAGTTGTTGTTGAGTAAGACGCAGATGGCGCAAAGGGTGCAAAAGGTTTTACTTTAGGCGTGTTTCTCAGATCCATAGATACAGAACTACCAGCAGCATTAACCCCGTCAAAATTACGACTAGTGCAAGCCAAAACATCAGTTCCGCTTATGGCAGTTAAAGGTGAAGTGCTGGGAGTAAAATCTCCACTATAAAGTGCTGTACCATCTACAACTCTACAATTAGAAACGAATCCTTGATATGAGTAGCTAGAAGCGTAGTGAGTTCCTCCGATAGATAAATAACCTTGTGTTCCTTGCGATCTATCACTAAGGGTAGTAGTCCCTGTCATAGAGGTTATTTCTGTGCCATTAATAAACAATTTAATTGTATTGCTGCTAACGCTTACCGCTACATGCGTCCAAACATTGGGAGTTACTGTGGCAGACGTTGTGTAACAAGTAATCCAAGCACTGTTATACCAAGCAATACCTAACTTGTAATCAGCCAACGGCCCAAACGCTAAACTCAAAGCTGATGCACCAAAATTACTTGAACCATCTAGCAATACTAATCCGGGTATATTGGTTCCAGAAACAGGTGCTCCTGTAGTTAAAATCCATGCTTCGCAGGTAAATGTTGATTGATTATAAGCTATGCTAGAGCCTGAACTCGTTGTCATTAGGGCATCTTCAAGCCTGAAGAAGTTTGACCATTTGCCATCATCAGCACTGAAGGGAGTGAAGGTTCCTTGCGTAGTATTTCCATTGCGTGTAATAGTATGGCCGCTTGTTGAGCTATCTATAAATGTGCTATTTACGCCCCCGTTTGTGCCATCGAAATGATACAGGCCAGTGACTGAAGCAAAATCATCGTCAGTTTCTTCTGTAGCACCAGAACCCATTAATATTTTAGTTGAACCAGTCATTAACTCATGTCCTGTCCAGCAGTAAATCCGTAGTAATTAGTACCTCCATCTACAGTGTAAAAAACAAAAATATCAACTTCGTCCTCTCCCGTTGAAAGAGTAGGTGCCGTATCGCCTGCCCACTTAATACTAGAGTGCCATGTAATTGTTCTAGCCGTAGAGCCTTGAATAATCCTAAGAGTTGCTGTGGATACCTTGCCGCTTGCTGCTGGGTTAGCAAAAGATATAGTTGTGTCTTCAGTAAGATCATGGCTAAAGTTGTCACCCAATTGCAGATTTAAAGACACTGCTGCGGAGCTTGAAGTAACTGCCGTGTATTCTCCTGAAGTACCCGCATCAAAAGTTACTACTTGATTTTCGTCAATATGAATCGCTGGCGTAGTGCCTACTGTCG